CGGTCCGAACCTTCTTCGGAGGTATCAATGGCAAAGCATCCTTTCCGTAACCGTGGAGCACTTCTTGGCCACAAGCCGAGATTTGCCCTACACATTTCTACTAATGACAACCTTGACACGATCTGGATAAATGGTCCACTTACCGACGATCTTTATCTGTCGGATTTGAACTGTCACTTTCTAGGTCATGATGGGGTTGAAGTTGTAGAAAGGGATCTCGAATCCTTCCTCGCCAATGTAAAAGTTGGTGAAGAGTATTCAGAGTCCAGTTACGTATCGATTGCCATTGGTATTCTCTTAAGAAGGCTTAAGGATACCGGGACGGTTTAATGAGCACTACGTGCTCATCCCCAAGCGCAATAACTAAGGAGATTTAAAAGTGCTTCCAAAGTTGAAACAGGGTCCCGGGTTCCCTTTAACCCGCGAGGGTAACAAGGGATTCGGAGAAACCCTGCTCATCATGGTCGTACTCGTCGCCTTAGGTACGTTCTTGGGGCTCGACAGTGTCGAGCTAGGGAGATTTCTCGAGTTCTTGAAAGGACTCGAGAGTGTTCCAATCACCCTTTCTTGATGCTAATCCTTCGTATGCTAGTTTGTTGACTAGCGCTGCGCCATCCAAAGCTACACTGGAAGACGGAGAGTACGTTTACCTTTGCCTCTTTGACGACCGTGGGAGACCACTATACGAGTCCTCCATTCGCCCCGTAAAAACGGGCTTTGGAGATTTCTCGGAAGTGCCTCTCGCTAAGTTTTCATCGAGACCAAAGAAAGCGTGGCTCTTTTTCTTGAAGGTGTATAACGGACGATGGTACAGATCCGGAAGGCGTGTACACTGGGTCTACCCAAAAGGTGGACCTGGCCAAATACCTTCCCAAGATTACGGCGCGTCAGTAAATGCTTCACGACGCGATGTGCGGCGGAAAGTTCAACTTCCGCCGGGAAAACGTACAGTCGCTCCTCGTTCATCGAATATCCGACCAAATCCAGAGACCCGGACTCGAGTTCGCCAAAATTTCAGTGAAGGAAACAACGGAGGATATTTCTTTTCCCCGTCTATCTCAACTGAAACGGCTTACACGCGTTCATGGTCTGGGGTTAGAACCCCGGGATACGGAAAGATACCGAAGAAGCAGCGTCCGGTTAACCCGCACTCTGTTTTTCTCGAGGACGTAACAGATGCTGGCCTGATTGAAATGTTTGATATCCCCTCAACAGGGATATACTTCAACCAGTACAGTGCCTTTACGAGACGGTACAATCCGCCTGCTGCGCCACTTCATGATTCGGTGGCTCAATCAAAGGCTGTCAAAAAGTTAATACAACGTATAGAGCAAGGGATTGAAGGTAATCTCGCGCAAGACGTTGTACAGATTCGGCAAACGATCAGGCTGATTACAGACACAGCTCAGAGACTTGCCAAAGCTGGTATAGCCTTAAAGAATGGAAACATTCCTACGGCTATAAAAACGATTTGGGGCGCTACCACTCCGAACTATGGAGGTCGTAAAAGAAAAGGACCTGACCACACCCGCACTGCAGCTGATAATTGGCTGCAAATGCAGTATGGTTGGAAACCTCTCCTTATGGACCTACATGGAGCGATGGAAGCCTTGGCGAAAATGAATCTCGCCGATGCAGCGATAAAGCAGGTTACTGCAAGTGCACAAACGAGTAGGTGGGATGTCTCAGACCTTGGATTAGCAACGTATTCACCTACGGTAGCCGGATGGACAAGAGTCCATACGACAAGCCGCTGTAAATACGGAGTGCGGTTCACGGTCGAAAGTCACCTGCTGGCTTTTTTGGCGCAGTCTGGTTTTCTAAACCCAATCAACCTCGTTTGGGAAACTATTCCGTTCAGCTTTGTGGCAGATTGGTTCCTGCCTATTGGACCGTGGCTGGAAACCCTTCACGGGTATCCAGGTCTGGTCTTCTTTGACGGGTATCAAACCCTGTTTACAAAGCAGCAAATGGAATCTTTTGTACGTTATGCTGGAGAGTCCGCCCCTGGGTCTGGACAAATGTTGCAAACGTCGGGGAGTTACGGTAGAGAGGTGGTACGCTTTGACAGGACAAGATTAAACACCTTGCCTGTTAATTCGTTTCCATCTTTCAAAAACCCGTTCTCTTTTACACATGCGGCAAATGCACTGGCCTTGCTAAAGCGTACTTTCCGGTAGAGGACACGTACTGCTCGTAATTTAATTAGGAGCTTTATCACATGGCCCTACAGGCTTTGTGGCATACCTCGTCTATTCTCGACTTAGTCTCACCGCACAAAACAACGTCGGCGACGATCGCGAATAACGGGACGTTTCAACCCCGCGGATTCCAAAGGGATCAGCCCGGTGTAGCGAAATGGGTCCTTCAGCCGGCAGGAGTGCCGACTGTTGGGGCCCACACGATCACAATGTCCGTTCGCGAGCCTACCAAAAGCTCGCGTTTGTACAAAGTGACGTATAAGCTTGACCTCTCGACGCTTGAGACGATCAGCAATTCTACGGTGTCCGGCATTCTACCGGCTCCGCAGAAAGCTTATTCGCATCAAGCGATCATGGAGTTCCTACTGCCTGAACGAGGTACCTTGGCGGAGCGGCAAGAATTGCTCCGTCGAGTTGCTTCGGGATTTCTCTCGGTTATTAATGCCAGCGATGACGTGCCGACAGAGAGTACCCTGACGCCACTAATTGCTGCTGTTGAGACCCTTGAGCCTGTCTGGTAAGCTTATCAGACTAGAGTAGATAACTTCAGGAGGTCACATGTCTTTTGCAAAGCATGCTTCTAGGCTCCTTAAAGGGCTTAGGCTATACCGCGTTCCCCTAGGAGTTACTTCTAGGGTGGTGAAAGATTACTTTTCCTCTCTGGATTGTCCGAGGTCGTTAGCGGCTTGGCTCTTATATGAAAATAGAGAGCACGAGCAACTAGCCAAACTTCGGTTTAATCCGCTCGACTACAACTCAGTAGACGAGTTACGAGACGCTTACGCTGCTACCGAGTTTCTGTCGAAGTTCAAGGATTTAACTCTTGATTATGACTTAGACGAAGTAGCAATGCAGAAATTCGAGAAATTCGAACTTCTGTGTAAGCGAACGAACGCACGTTTTCAGGACCTTTCTCGCGACCCGTTATTTACCGGTCGTGCCGTCTGGCTGCATAGTGCAGTCATTCGAAAAATTGAGAGAATCCTGGGCGCGTTTTCCGCGGAAGAGTTTCTTTCATCTCCCGACTGGGGTCCTGGCGCCTCTACGTTGATAAAGCGTAGGGAAGCCAGTCCAGAAGAGAAATTCCGGCGTGAAACCGGAATAACGCAAGATCTGTACGACCTTGTTCCCTATGAGTTCCTAGAGAAAGTTTATCCTCTTTGGGCCTCACAGTTGCGATTGGAAGGTTTTCCCTCCTTTCAAGTGGGTAATAAGGTTATCACTGTACCGAAGGATGCGAAAGCGAATCGAGTTATCGCCATAGAACCTGGTATTAACTTGTTTTTCCAGAAGTCTGTTGGCGAAATGATCCGTAGACGACTCCGACGGTGTGGGGTTGACTTACGCTTCCAGGCGAGAAACCAAGAGCTAGCCCGAGTGGGTAGTATAACTAACCACTTAGCTACAATTGACCTCTCATCTGCAAGCGATTCCATAGCCTCAGCTGTTGTTGAGGAACTTATCCCTCCACGATGGTTAACAGTTATGGATGCATGTCGATCCCATTACGGTGTCCAAGGCGCTCAAGTTAGAAAGTGGAGTAAGTTCTCCAGTATGGGGAATGGATTCACTTTTGAGCTCGAGTCTCTGATATTCTACGCGATTGCAACTAGTTGCGCAGAATATCTTCACATCAGTACTACCGATGTGAGCGTTTATGGCGATGATATTATATTGCCATCTACGTGCTTTGGACTTTTCTCTGAGATGATGCGATTCTACGGCTTCCTCATTAATGAAGAGAAGAGTCATATCGACTCTCCTTTTCGAGAAAGCTGTGGCGGACATTTCGTCTCAGGTGTCGACGTAAAGCCACTCTATCTTAAAGATAGTTTGTTATCTGCACCAGCGGTTTATCGCCTAGCAAACGCTGTTCGACGGTTGGCCCATCGCCGTAATAATCGTTACGGTTGTGATGTCCGACTGAAGAAGACGTTTGAACACCTCGTGTCTTTGGTACCCGCGGGCTTACGCCTGCGGATTCCGGAAACACTTGGTGATGGTGGATTCATCTCGAACTTTGATGAAGCCACCCCTAGCAAAGCCGGACGCGGTTTCGAAGGATTCCGTGTCCTAAACTTTGTGGCAGTGGGAGTAACCCATGAAGATAACTCCGTGGGCTATTTACTTAGCTCACTGTGGCGTCTAGCTCGCCCTCGACAGAATATCGAAGAGGCTGAGTTCGAGCGACGGCAATCCCTAGGGGAATTACTCTTCTCCCGGGGGGATAACCGTACTAGGCTAAAAGCGTTCGCTGCCCTTCCTCGCGACGTACTGAAGGCACGATATAATTCTGTCGTGTCTAAGGAAATCACGAGGTTCAGAGTAGCGAATAGCCTAGTTCAGCAGTGGTACGATCTAGGGCCCTGGTATTAACTAGGGCTTTTCCCGGATATCCCGG